CCACCCCCCCAGCCTACCGGGTGCTGCCTCGTCCGTCTGCCCGGCGGTGGATGGGCCGCCAGGGCTGGCTATACGGGCGTCCAGTGCCTTGCGGCTCGCGGGGTGTTCATGGGGCCTGGGTCCGTGTGCCCCGTTGCCACGGGCGATCCTGGTGGCGGCAGCGGGCAAATAGGGGCGGCGGGGTGCCGAAACTGTGACACGGCGGCTAGTGCAGACGTGGAAACCTTGCGAAGAATCCGGCGAGGGCCGGTTAGATAGGGGGATGTATGGCGTCGATCCTAACGAAAGCCGCTATCAGGCGCTGCGGGGGCGTACTCGCGGACGGCCTGCAAGTCATCACGGGGCCTTTCCAGTTTGAGGCCAACGGTGCCCTCATCGAGGGGGCCGGCGGAGCCATAACCGCCTTGCAGTCCAACGCGACGGCGAACCAGAGCATCGCGTTTCCAGACGCCAGCGGGACGCTTGCTCTCGTTGGCGACACGATCGACGTGGGCGACCTGGACATCGACGCGGGCACGCTGCTCTCCGACCTCGTGCCGCTCTCTGACCTGCTGGCGATCTACGACGCCTCCGCGGGCGCGACGAAAAAGACGCGCGTCATCGACATGCTCCTTGGCATGATGCGCAAGAACCTCATTTTCTACCACGACAGGGCGGAGATCGCCGCGGGATGGGCCAATAACGGGACGAGCGGGTCTGGCGCCGCGATCCAGAACGCCGCCAACTACGTCGGGGCGGCGGTGGGTCAGACCATCGCCCTCATGACCGGCTCGACGACGACGGGCAGGGCAGGCCGCCTCAGCGGAACCACACTCTGCGTCTTCGGCACCAACCCGTGGCACTTCGAGACGACCGTCGGGCTTGACACGCTCAGCGACGGCACGAACACGTACACGGGGCGGTTCGGATTCATGGACTCCCAGGCGGGCGAGCCCACCGACGGGGCGTACTTCCGCTACACGCACGGCACGAACTCCGGCAGGTGGGAGTGTGTCACGCGATCGAACAACGTGGAGACCGCGTCGGCGCTGGACTCCGGCGTCGCCGCGGACACGAGCCTGCACAACTTCTCCATCGACGTGAACGCGGCGGGGACATCGGTCGTGTTCAAGATCGACGGGGCGACGGTTGCTACAGGGACGGCGAACATCCCGACGGGCACGGCGAGGGCCACGGGGTTCGGGTTCTCGATCATCAAGTCCGCAGGCGGCACCAACCGCAACCTCAACTACACGTACCTGCTCGTTTACTCTCCGCTCTCCACGCCCGCGACGTGAGGCACCCATGCGTCTGAGAGACGTAGCGATAACCATCACCCGGGGCGGGGCGACGTTCACGGCGCTCGCGCTTGCCGGGCGCATCGGGCCGCGCGAGGCGTGGATCGGGATGCGCGGGGCGGGGAAGTACCTGGAGGCTGTTGCCGCCGGTGACGTTGCCGACGACGCCGAGGTAGACCGGCGGCTCGCCTGCTGCGACCAATGCCCGGCCCGCAGGCCGGACCCTGAGATTCCCGAGGACGAGGGGTGGTGCGGGTTTCCGTTCGAGGCCGAAACCCTTTCGGACGGGCCTACGTGCGGCTGTCGGCTTCGAGCGAAGGCCTCCGTTGCGTCCGAGCAGTGCCCGCGGGGGCTATGGGAACACCAAGCACCGTGAGCAGCCTGGAGGCTGGCCCGGTAGTGATGTCGATCTTCCCCGTGAGATACCTTGAAAGCGTCACCGGGTGAATGCCGGCGGCCTCAGCGATGGCCCGCTGGCTAAGGCCCGAGGCTGCAACGGCGGCTGCAATTGAGGCCTTTAGGTCAGTCACCCTCGCTCCACGTCGCAAGGTAGACGTAGGCCGCGGCGCGTCCATCTGGCGTGTTGGTAACCCGAAGCTTTTGCATGGCGCGAACAACCCTCCACGCGTGCCAGCGACAGACACGAACCGGAACGCCGGGATGGTCGCGTGCGGTCTGCTCGCACGCTCCGTCAATCATGGCGCGAAGCACATCTCGGTCTGTCTCGCACAAGCCCAGCGAAGAGGCAAGATCATGCTCATCCTCGCGCGGAAGCCAGAAGTAGACGCCTTTGCAGGGGTGATCTCTCACGCCTTCCGAGCGACCTCGCTCGCCTCCCACGTGGCAAGCCACGCCTGCGCCGCTGCAAGCGCCGCCTTTCTGCTCTTCCCGTGGAGGGTCTTATGCCCGTCGGCCGCGCCGCCTCGCGTCGCGTAGTAGTTGTAGTAGCAACCGCGGCTGTCGATCAGAATGTTGACATACGCGTTGGTTGTGTTGCTGCGAATGGTGGTCGTCATTTTACTTGCTCCTGTCGGCTTTGCCGACGTTTGCGGTGCTAGGCGGCCTCGCCGCCCGTGCGCACACAATAGCATATCGGCTATCGCAGTCAATCTCTTCTTGGCGCATTTTTCCTAGTAGTGGGTTCAGACTGAGCATGACCCCACCCACCCCCTACCCCCCCGGTTGGGTCCTGCTAGGGTGTAGTGACTCAGTTTGAAATCTTCAGCCAAGTGCCACGGCGTCAAGTGGAAAACGCCATCACAATCAGGTACCCAGCAAGCACTTACGAAAAATCATGCTGATTCGCTCTTGACACTGGCACTGGAACGCCGAAGATGTACCAGCGAGCCAGTCATGCCCAATCACACACTCAGACCCCGGCCCTTCCCACAAGGCATCGACGGCTCGCGCCTCGAAGCTGAGGGGCCGGGGTCCGCGTGTGTTCTCGGAGGCACCATGAACGCTGACGATCGACGTAAGGCCCTCATCGCCGCCCGCTGCTGCGGGCCCCGCACGCTCCACACGCGGAGCGCGGACGCGAGCCACAACGAGCTGGCCACGGACATCTCCGCAGCCGACCCGGACGCCTACGCGGCGAAGGCGGAGGTCGATGTTGCGTCGATGCTTGACGGCATCGAGGAGGACGCTGACCGCGCGGCCATGGACGAGTCGATGGGAGTCGAAGCCGCTGCGATCCGGGAGATGGCTGGCGGGCGCACGATGGCGTCTGCGGCGAGTCTCGCGGCCACCGACGCGAAACGGCTAGCGTTCCGCGAGGCCGCGCTGAAGTGGATCGAGTGCGGCCTGTACGACTTCTTTGTGCGGGGGTATGACGACCGCCAGTGCGGTCGTCACCACGCCCATGTCGGCGCGACGGTCGCCGGCGACGCCTACCGCGACGGCTGGAACACCTACGGGGCGACCCTTTCACCGTCCGCCGCCTGCGCGGCATTGGCCCACGCTGCGATCGACCGCGCCTTGTCGCGTCCCGCTGACCAGTCGGCCCGCACCGACGCTGCCACCCGCGCGGCGGTCGAGCGCATGCCCATCCCTGGCGTGACCATCGACTACAGGGGGGGTGCGCGGTGAAGTTCTCCGACCTCACAACCGCCGACGGCGTTCCGTTCACAGAGATCGACGGCGACGTGTACGAGCCAAGCGAGACCGGCGTGCGCGCGGGCCGCGTCCACCGCCTGACGCTGACCGGGTGGTGTGACCAATCCAAGGTCAACGTCACCGCGACGGTCTGCCTGCCCAACGGGTGCACCCTCGAATCGCACCCCGACGCCTGGTACGCCGACCGGGCGCTCGCCTACCGCAAGCACATCGAGATGGCGCAGGCCGCAGCGAACAGGCTGGTCGCCAAGGCGCTCGCGGAGATGGGGGGTGGCCTGTGAGCAAGCCAGTCGGCACGATCACAAACGCCATCATCGAAGACGCACGCATTCATTTCGAGCGAGGCGCGATTCTCTCGGTGTTGGTGGTAGTCAAGCACGAGGACGGCGGCACACAGGGATTCGGCGGGTACACGCTCGGTGGTGTACCGGGCACGACGTGCGGAATGCACGCCCGGCAAAAGAACCTCGCCGCCGAGTTCATCGTCGGGTGCATGGTCGCGGCTGGCGTTGAAGACTTCTCCTTGATGAAGGGCAGGGCCATCCGAGTCGTTCGTGGGAGTGACCACTGGAACGCCCCCATCATCGGCATTGGCCACGTTGTCGATAGCGACAAGTGGTTCATGGCAAAGGAGCGGATGGATGCGCTGGTGGGAGTCGCGGCCAATGGCTAAGCCCCCCACCACCCACGAACTCGCCCTGCTCGCCGACCGCGACAACGACCGGCTCATCGCCGACGTGCGCCGCGAACTCACGCCCGGCGCCGTCATCGACTGCCCCGGGTGCGGTGACGAACTCACATACGAGCCGCCGTACGACGCCCAGCCCGACTGCAACGTCTCCGCGTGGCCCGGCGGGTTCCTGTGCCAGTGCGGTTGGGAACGCCTCGACGAGAAGTACGACCCGGCGGACGACCTTTGAACCCCCCGAGACCGGGCGGCGGGATTTCTCCGCGCCGCCCGGGTTGAAAGGAGAACCGATGGCAACCCTTGTACCCGTTGACGCGGAAGGCCGTGAACTCGCCACCGCACAACACCACAACGCCGGGCCGACCATTCTCTCAATCCTCGACCGCATGGCCTCCGCTGGCGTGACTGTCGAGGCGGTTGAGCGGGTTGCGGCGCTCTACGAGCGGGAGCAGGCGAACATTGCCAGGCGCGCTTTCTTCGCCGCGATGGCCGCGTTTCAGGCCGAATGCCCGGTCATCAAGCGAGAATCAAAGGCTTCGTTCTCCACGAAGTCCGGCGGCTCCGCGTCGTACGAGTACGCCGAACTAGACACCATCAACGTCACCATCAGGCCGTTCTGCGCAAGGGCTGGCCTCTCGTACACATGGGACACAACGGTTGACGCGAACGCCATGCTCACCTGTGTCTGCAAGGTACGCCACGTTGACGGCCACATGGAAACCGCCCAGTTCACAACGCCAATCGAGGGCACAACGCTGATGTCGTCGGCACAGAAGGCGGCTGCGGCAACCACCATCGCCATGAGGCAGTCGCTCAGGCAGGCCCTTGGGCTCATCACGGGCGACAAGGACACAGACGCCGCCGGGTTCCAGGGTGCCCAGCCGACAATCACCGAATCCCAGGCGGCAGACCTCGACACCTACATCGAGAACGTCGGCGCGAACAGGGCGAAGTTCCTTGAACACTTCGGGATCGAACGCATCGGCGACCTGCCAGCGTCACAGTACCGGCACGCGACCGACATGCTCGCGCAGAGGGCGAAGCGGGGGACGACGTGAGGATCATCGAGTGCGAACAAGGGTCGCCCGAGTGGTTTCAGGCACGGTGCGGACTGCCTACCGCGTCGGCGTTTGACCGGATCATCACCTCGACGGGCAAGGCGTCCGCTTCCGCCACGGCCTACGCCGCCGAACTGCTTGCCGAGTGGTACACCGGCGAGCCCACCGCAACCGTCACGACCGAATGGATGGCCCGCGGAGCCGGGCTCGAAAAGCGGGCCGTCAGTTGGTACGAACTCGCGTCGGGACTCGACACCCAACGCTGCGGGCTCTGCGTCACTGACGACGGCAGGTACGGGGCGAGCCCAGACAGACTCGTTGGCGACGACGGCGTACTCGAAATCAAGTGCTACGGCGACACCAAGCACATCCTCAACATCATCGGCGGCGACACGTCGCGGGACCACTACGCACAGGTGCAAGGCCAACTGCTTGTCACCGGAAGGGCGTGGGCGCACCTCGCCTTCTACCACCCGCTCCTGCCGAGCAAGATGTTCCGGTTCGAGCGTGACGATCCGTACATCGAGAAACTCTCCGGCCTGCTCGACGCGTTTTGCACGCGGCTTGCCGATGGGAAAGCGATGCTCAGGCCGTCCGAACAGCCGGTTGACGACTCTGGACCGTTCTAGCCTCCTGTCCCGCCGTGTTGGCGGGCTCTCTTTGTCTGCCGACCTTTCAGACGGCAGGCCAATTCAAGATGAAGAACGTATAGGAGGTGTTGAATGTAACACATGTGTGGTCCACGACTCAGGACACCACGGTTGACCGACCGTGCTGTCCTTTACAGAACGCTGGCGGCAACAATCGACTACGTGGTTTCCGATGGCCTCTCTTCTCCTCCGGCGTGCTGCGGCTCACAAGGCCCGGCACGCTTTTCCGAAACGTACAAGGAGCACGAGTGCTGGCACTCACACGAAAAACAGGACAGTCGATCGTGCTTGGCGACCCATCCAAGCCGCTGGCGGTCATCACCATCGAGCAGCTCCGCGGCGACCGCGTCCGGCTTGGTGCCGACGCTCCGACATCGCTGTCGATCAACCGCAGCGAGGTGGCTGCGGCGATCGTCGAGGAGCGGAAGAGGGGCGACGGCGGGAAGGCGGTGGGGGCGTGAAGTCGGCGCGATGGGTAACGCTCGCGGCGGTTGACACCGACAAAGCGGCGTGCGGTTGGCACGGACGGTCATGGACACACAAGGAGGCACAATGACAAGGGCAACTCCGATCAGGCCGTTCCACGACTCGGCAGACTACACGCGGGGGTGGAGGGCACGGCTCAACGGGCAGGCACGCGAGCTCTGCGACACCGCCGCCGCGTGCGCGGGCTGGGATGAGGCCCAGCGTGCATTCGAGGACCGCAGGAACATCGCGTGGTCGGTCGGGCCGTCCGTGACCGTCACCGACGAACAGATCGGAAATATCCTGTCGAATCGTGGACTGACCGCCTGACGGCGGTATACTGGGGTCAAGTCTTGCCGGACTCCCCCATTCGTACAAGCGAGCCCCGCACCGCAGGCGCGTCGTCCGGCAAGACAAGCGCAACGGTCGGGGTTCGCATTTTGGATGGGCACCAATGGCGTGGATCGCAATGAACACCACTCTCCCACACAGCCCGAAGATTGGAGCAATCGCGTTGCGGCTGGGAGTTCACCACATGCACGCTCTCGGGGCTGCGATGTCGGTTTGGGCGTGGGCTGACTCAGCAACTGCCGACGGGTTCGTTCCGTTTGCAACCCGCGAAATTGTGGACCGCCAGGGCCAGACTCCGAACATTTGCGAAGCGATGGAAGCCGTTGGGTGGATTGAGGTTACGAGTGGAGGCGTGCTGTTCTCGGACTGGTCAAAGCACAACGGGAACAACACGAAGTCTCGGATGCTGGCAACGGAGAGGCAGAGGCGGAGGCGCTCCCCTGTCACGGTCGAGCGTGACAAATGTCACGGTACGAGCGTGACAAAAACGTTACCACAGAACAGAACAGAACAGAACAGAACAACAGCAGCATCAGCAGGGCCTGATGCTGCTGTGGGGCGTGCTGCTGCTGCTGCTGCTGTGGTTCTGACGGACGAAGAGATCAAGGCGAGGGCGGCGTACCTGCGTAGACGCCCTGACTGGCTTCCAGACGGCAGGCCGTGGATCGAGCCGTCGGTGATCGCGGAACTGGCCGCCATGCCTTTGCTGGATCAGGCGACGGTTGACTGCGTGTACCGGGTTGCCCGTGAGGGTCGGTTGACGATGCGCAACCCGGCTGGGCTTGTGGTGAAGCGGCTGCGTGCCGCCGGAGGTGCGAAGTGAGCGAGTATGAACTACAAGTCGAGTTCGAGCAGGTGTGCGGCACTGGGCTCGACCGATCGAAGTGGCGCCGCCTCGACAACGGGGCGTGGGTACACACCACCGCGATCGTCGATGCAACGGCCAGCGTGGGCGAAGGGGCCAGCGTGGGCGAAGGGGCCAGCGTGGGCGAAGGGGCCCGCGTGGGCGAAGGGGCCAGCGTGGGCGCATGTGCCCGCGTGGGCGCATGTGCCCGCGTGGACGCACGGGCCCGCGTGGGCGAAGGGGCCAGCGTGGGCGAAGGGGCCCGCGTGGGCGCACTGGCCCGCGTGGGCGCACGTGCCCGCGTGGGCGCACGTGCCCGCGTGGGCGCATGGGCCCGCGTGGGCGAAGGGGCCATCGTGGGCGCATGTGCCCGCGTGGGCGAGACCACGGATTGCATCATCGTTGGTCCAATCGGATCGCGCAGAGCGATGCTCACCGGCGTCAAGCACGACGGGAAACTCATGATCGGCACGGGCTGCTTTTGGGGCACGCCCGAGGAGTTCGAGGCCAGGGTCAAAGAGACCCACGCGGACAACGAGTACGCCAGGCGGTACATGCTGGCGATGACGTTCCTCCGCGAGTGGGCCGGAGGTGCGAAGTGAGGGAGCGACCAATCATGTTCTCGGGTCCGATGGTCCGAGCGATCATCGAGGGGCGGAAGACGCAGACGCGTATGGTTGTGAAGCCGAAGCCCGTCGGCAAGCAACGAGTCATTGAAGGGCTCGCGCACGTCACGGTCGGCATGGACCATTCCGATGATGGGCGGGTGTGGTATGTCGGTGATTGTGTCAATCCGGGCGTTGAGGTCCGATGCCCCTACTGCTCTCCCGGCGATCGGCTGTGGGTCAGAGAGAAGTGGCGTTCGGCGTGGCACGAAGACCTGTTCGCGTCGGTTCAATACGCCGCCGATTCGTCGTATCGAAAGCCGGAGTTCGACTACGAGGATGAAGGGCACAGATTCGCGTATATGTGCGAAGTCTGCAACGGCGACAAGGAGCCGTGGCGATCTCCATTGCATATGTGGCGAGAGATGTCCCGCCTCACGCTCGAAGTGACCGCCGTTCGCGTGGAGCGGTTGCATGAGATCAGCGAGGCGGACGCGATTGCCGAAGGCGTGCAGACCGAGCGCGACCACTACGGCGGCGACGTTCCGTTGAAGGTGCATGGCTCTGTGGCGTGGCACCGCTACGACGAGCAGGCGTGTTCGGCGGTGTCCGCCGTCGAGTCGTACCGGACGCTGTGGGAGTCGATCAACGGCAAGGGCGCGTGGGACGAGAACCCTTGGGTGTGGGTGGTTGAGTTCAAGGTTGTGGAGGTGCGCAAGTGAAGATTCACATTCGTACAAGCGGAAAGGCATTCGATCACCCGGCCGCCGAGAAGCGGCAACTGGCCCAACTTCTCCGCGAGCAGGCGAAGCACGTTGCGATCGTGGGACAGCCTGGTCGTGGCGAAGTCTGGACCCTTTACGACCGCAACGGCCAGGCGTGCGGGACGGTGCGGAGATGACGTACCTGGGTGTGTTCCTGCTCGGAGCTGGCGTAGGCGTGATCGTGGCGTGGTGGGCGTGGTCAGGAGAATCTCAGTGAAGACGAACAGAACACAACGGCTCCGCATCGCACATGCGATCAGGGAGCAACTGCCGTGGGCGCACATCGTTGTCGGGGCACGCGGGTACAACTTCATCGAGGTGTCTCGCGGCGAGTCAATCAAGGGCTCGCACGCTACCGGAAACAAGGTCGGCTACGGCGGTTCGGCGTGGTCGAGGGCGTGGCCAGGCTCGTACTGCCTGCACGTCGATCTGTCGGACTCGTGGATGGAGTGCCGCAGGCACATGGAGCCGATGCACTGGGAGACCGAGCGGATGATCGGGTGCAACCGCTGGGCGCTGCCGCTGGGCCACGGTCGGCAAAGCGCGTCCGATCGTCTGCGCATGCTCGCGGACTGGATCGTGTCGAAGGCCGCAACACATCTTCCGGAGGCGCCGAAGGACGCGGGGCTGCTGCGCCCGTACGAGAGATTCGACGTGAGGGTGAACGAGCTGGAGCCAGCGTTGAAGGTGGTGCGGCGATGACCGTCATCGGCCCCATCGTCGTGAAGAGCGGCCCTGCGCCGGCCAAGCGGCCTCACCGCGGGAAGACTACCGACAAGACGCCGGTCTACGCGGCGATCCACGCCATGAAGCCGGGTGATTACTTCGAGTGCCCCAACACGCGGAAGCTCACGCCGAAGCAGTCGGACCAGTACCGCCAGACGGTTCGGAACTGGCTCCGCGTAAACGAGTACGACGAAGCAATCGAGGTGTACGAGGCAGGGTGCGGAGGCGTGTGGGTGAGGCACAGGGAGCAGGCATGAGCAGATGTACGAAGCGAATCAGCAAGAGCGCCGTGGACGCCTTCAAACGTCGCGTGGCTATGGGCGACTTGTACGAGGCGACGGCGCCGCGAGCCAAGTTTGACGGCGTGTGCGAGTGCTCGCGTCCGATGCGAAAGCGCGTGGGCCGTTGCGGTACATGCGCGGCGGCCGAACTGAAAACGCTTGGGGTCGATCCGCTCCGCATGGGATTCCTGGTACGCGATAAGTGCATCGAAAGGGCGTGGAGGTAGTCCATGAAGCACAGACACGACGACGCCCCGCTGTTCCAGCAGCCCAAGCCGGGCAAGGGCTTCAACTTCCGCGAGATGGCCGCGACCGTGAACGCGAAGGTGGCCGAGCAGTTTCCGACGAACGCGGCAAAGGCGAAGGCGGAGCGTGACGAGGCGATCCGCCGCGTGCAGGATTCTGCCGAAGTGACGTGGCTCGCCAAGGCCCAGGAGGCTATCAGGGCGTGCGCGGCGTCGATGCACGAGTTCACGGTGGACGACGTGCAATCGCGGATGGCCGGGCACCCGCCCCCGCGTGAGGGCCGTGCAATGGGCGCCGCGATGGTGTGGGCGAGGCGGAACGGGCTGATCGAGGCGACTGGCGACTACAGGCCGTCCACTCAGCCGCAATGCCACGCGAACCCGAGGCAGGTGTGGAAGAGCAAGGTGTACGGAGGTCCGACGTGCTGACGATCGAAGAGCGTCCTTTCGACGCTGGCGAAAAGGTGAGGAACGGGAAGCGAGTGAGGGCGGAAGCGCCGGAGAGCCTATACCCAGCGCAGACGTACTACGTCGCGGTGTACGGCGGCGACGAGCGAACAGAGGCGATCGGCACGACTCCGCTTGGCGCTGCGGTGCTGTGCTTGGAGAAGGCGTCTAATCCGTCGATGGCGTTCGCGGTCCCGTTCTGGTCGGAGTGATGGTGGAGATACAGCCATGAAGATCCCGCTCGACATGAGTTCTATCGCCGACTACAAAAAGTTTCTCGCCGTGAAGTCGATGCCGAAGTACCGTATCGCTGGCGAGTTCGCAGAGTTCCCGGACGAATACGCCGCGATGGTTGTTGGGAAGCCCGCCATGACTAAGGCAACCACCAAGTACGCGGGTGGAAGTGGTCTGTTCGACTACCAGCGAGACATCACAGCGGAAGCGATACGGAAGCAGAAGTACGCGGTGTTCGCAGACTGTGGGCTTGGAAAGACACTCATCATGCTTGAGTACGCCAGGCACGTCCTCGGCGTGATTGGCAAGAGAAAGAGCGTTCTCATTGTGTCCCCGCTCATGGTCATTCAGCAGACCATTGACGAGCATGTGAAGTTCTACGGCGACTGCGGGAGCATTCGCCGCGTGACCGCTGCAAATCTCGCTGGGTGGTGTGCCGGATCGAAGGGCGAAATCGGAATCACCAACTACGAGGCACTTACGGATACCGTCGAGACGGGCAATGTCGGCGCGTTGATTCTCGATGAGTCCTCGATGCTCAAGTCTCACTATGGGGCATGGGGTCAGCACTGCATACGGATTGGGCGTGGCCTTGATTGGAAGTTGTGCCTGACCGGGACGCCGGCTCCGAACGATCGAATCGAATATGCGAACCATGCCGTGTTTCTGGACCACTTCCCGACTGTAAACTCGTTTCTGGCGCGATTCTTCGTGAACCGCGGGCAGACGGACAACCGATGGGAGTTGAAGCCGCACGCCCTACGCCCGTTCTATACGGCCCTGTCGCACTGGTGCATCTTCGTATCGAACCCGGGCGTGTATGGGTGGAAAGACAACTGCGTAGGCATACCACCGATCAGAACACACATTCACGAGATACCAATGACGTTGGCGCAGCGTGAGGCGGTGGGCGAGATTCAGGGGACAATGTTCGTCGATCAGATCGGCGGCATTGGGCAACGGGCGAGGCTTGGTCGTCTAGCCAAGGGCGACCACGACGGCGAGCGTATCGACTCGAACAAGCCAGACTACATCAAGCGGCTGGTCTCTTCATGGCCTGACGAAAGCACCATCGTTTGGTGCATCTACAACCGCGAACAGGACTCGATGGAGGAGTGCTTCCCAGACGGCGCGAGCGTTCGCGGAGAAACCGACGACGACGCTCGGCACGATGCCGTCCGTGCGTTCAAGGCTGGGGAGAGGAAGATTCTGATCAGCAAGCCGAAGGTTCTCGGTTTCGGACTCAACCTGCAAATCGCAACCCGCCAGGTATTCTCTGGCTTGCAGGATTCATACGAGTCGTACTACCAGGCTGTCAAGCGGTCGAACCGCGTTGGTTCTACGAAGCCTTTGGACGTTCACATCCCAATCACTGAGATCGAGGCCCCGATGGTGGAGACGGTGCTTCGAAAGGCCAAGATGGTTGAGCAGGACACGCGGGAGCAGGAGCGGCTGTTCAAGGAAATGAGGGTAAAGGCATGATTAGCGCAGACACGGTGTACGACATTCACTTCGGCGACTGCATCGCCCACATGGCGACAATGCCAGCGGCAAGCGTGGACATGGCGGTGTTCTCCCCACCGTTCCCGAGCCTGTACGCATACACGTCGTCCGCGTCTGACATCGGCAACAGTGAGGACTTGAGGGGCGAAGCCAAGATTCACCTCGGGTTTTTCTACTCGCAACTTGCGCGGATCGTGAAGCCGGGCCGCGTGGTTGCGGTACATGTCTGCCAGATTCCACGGATGAAGCGGTCTGGTGGTGTTGGCATGTTCGACTTCCGCGGGCTCAACATTCGGCTTGGGGAACGTAGCGGGCTTGTGTACGAGTACGACTGGCTCATCACCAAGAACCCGCAGGCGCAGGCGATCAGAACGAAGTCGAGAGAGTTGCAGTTCGTCGGCCTTGAAACCGACAGGGCGAAGAGCCGCGGGAGCATCGCCGACTACATCATCAAGTTCAGAGCCCCCGGCGAGAATGAGACAGCCATCGACTCTGATGGGCAGGTGAGTCGTAATGACTGGATCGCGTGGGCTGAGTCCGCGTGGACGAACATACGCGAGACCGACACGCTAAACGTGTCAGAGGGGCGTGGCGAAGAAGACACCAAGCACATCTGCCCGCTGCAACTCGGTGTCATTGATCGGCTCGTGAGGCTCTACTCGAATCCTGGCGAGTTGGTGTTTTCACCGTTTGCCGGGATTGGCAGCGAGGGGTTCATATCCGTGAAGCATGGCCGCAGGTTCTACGGGTGTGAGTTGAAGGCGGAGTATCACGCTGCGGCGATGAAGAATCTCGACCGCGCGTTGAGACTCAGGGATGTTGGCGGAGAGTCCATGCTGTTCCAGAATACCGGCGCGTAACGATGCAAACCACCTACACCATCACCATCCCGATACCGCCAACGGCGCTGTCGCCCAACTCACGCGCACACTGGCGGGCGTTGGCGAAGGCGAAGAAACTCTACCGGACACGCGCGATGCTCGGCGCCCGTGCCGCCATGCTGTGCCGCGAGCCGAGGTGGAAGTCTGCGAAGACCAGCATTCGGTGGTTCACAAAGACGGCGCGGCACCCCGACCCCGACAACGCACTGGCGAGCCTCAAAGCCGCGTTCGACGGGTTCAGGGACGCCGGGCTGATCGACGACGACAACGGGCTGGCCCATGACATGATTGTGTTCGCAAAGGACGCGAAAGACCCGAGAGTGGAGATCACGGTGGAGGGCACGGATGACCCGCGAGGATGACCACCCGATAGCCGAAGTGTTCCGCACCGTCTGCCGCGAGCGGCTTGGGCGAGTGCCGGTGGTCGAGTGCTACGTGGACGACAACACCGAGGCCGACATGATCCTTGTTCGTCTTGTGATGGTGACTGGAGTTGGGCGAATCGACCTAGCCCCGTTCACGGTTGACGGTGCCGCGAAGATGACCGACGAGGGCTTTTACCGCGAGTTGCGGCGAGAAATGCGAACGTGGTTCAAGGGCGTGAATCACTAGGAGGTGTGGAGTGAAGTCGATAACGGTCCTGTTCATGCAGGTCGGCGAGGTGGTGGTAGCCCGGGTGGTGTCCATGCCGGAGGAAATCAGGGGCGCGGGGTTTGTGTTCAAGGCGGGCGAGTTCGAGGTGCATTCGATCGACAGCCCTCAGATCACGCCGAACGAGTTGTGCCTGCGCGGGGATCACGCGGAATGCGACGGCGACATTGTGGCGCACCAGTTCGAGACGGCTTCCGGTGCCCGCATGTTCATCGAGATGGCGAAGCGTGCCATCGCGGACTGGAACTGGGAGAACGAGTGCGAGTCGTCTGGCGTTCAGGTGCCCGCGTCAGAGTTCAAGTGGGAGGTCGCGGAATGAAGACGCCACAGGAAATCGCGGATGGTATCGTCGGAATGATCCGGGTGGTCGGAGATGTGCCAGACCATGGAGCGATGCTGTTCTTCAACGGACCCGGAGATGTAGCAACTCCATATCGGGTGACACTGTGCTGCCGGTGCGTTGCCAACCCTAACGATGAGAGTAAGGAATGGGATGTGATCGAAAACGACGAACTGTCGCCAGGCGCATCGCATTGGTTCTCCACCCGAGAAGCCGCCGAGGCCGCGAAGAACAAGGAGAAGCCGTGAAGCTCATCACCCTCAAATACGTCCGTGACGATCGCCGTGCCTGCTATTCAGCCGATCGGCTTGCGGCCCTCTACGACAGGCCCCACACACCGCTCGAAGTCCTCACCAGGACCGATGGGCCGTGGGCAGATGTTCCCGCAAAGGACCGCCTCTGGACCGTGCTGCACGCTGGCGTGCTGCCGGATAAGACGCTTCGCCTCTTCGCGTGCGACTGTGCGGAACGGGTCTTGACCAACGAGCGTGACGCCGGACGCGAACCAGACCCGCGTTCGTGGACAGCAGTTGAAGTCGCCCGCAAATATGCGATTGGCCAAGCCACCACCGAAGATCTGGCCGCCGCCCGCGCCGCCGCCGCCGACGCCAACGCCAACGCCGCCTACGCCGCCACCCGCGCCGCCCGCGCCGCCGCCGACGCCCACGTCGCCCCGCACGCCCGCGGCGCCGA